TGGGGCGCATTTTCGAAGAATAGACAGGGGACCGGCGGGGGGAGGTCCGAACAAAATCGCCCCAAATTGGGATTTTTTTCACATGATCGTTACCCTGTGCGACGTGAAGCGCCATCTGAACATCACCGACGACTGCGACGATGAGTTGCTGACAAAGAAGATTTACGCGGCGGGCGAACTGATCGCCGGATATGTCGGTAACCTTGAGCAATACAACGGCGTGATCCCGGCCCCGTTGCAGGAAGCCGCGCGCCAGCTTGTCGCCGGCTGGTACGAGGTCCGCGAGTCCACCTCTGAGGCGAACATGCGCATGGTCCCGCTAGGCGTCTTTGACCTGATTACGCCATTTCGCGATTGGATGCCCTAACATGGCTAGCGACAACGGTTTGGCGAAGTTCAACGCGCGACTGGCTGCGATCCCGAAAGAGGTCCGCGAGGCTATCCAGCCCGCCCTACAGAAGTCTGGCGATGAACTTGCGGACGCCATGCGGACGCTTGCCCCCCAGGACACTGGTGCGCTGAAGAACAGCATCGCCGTCACGCTGCCGGGCCAGATGACGCCTCCCTATTCGCAGCCCGGCGGAACGCGTCAGGCGAAGGAAAACGAGGTGCTTGTGACCGTCGGCAATACCGAGGTGCGCTATGCGCATCTGGTCGAGTACGGGACGGCGGAAGCCGCCGCGCAGCCGTACTTCTGGCCCGCCTTCAGGTTGTTACGGTCGAAGATCGAGCGCCGGATCAAGCGCGCGATCAACAAGGCTGCAAAAGACCATTGGAGCGGGCAATGAGCCTGACTGTAACCCTGCAAACGTTGATCCGTGAGCGCCTGACTGCCGACCGCGATCTGGCATGGCTGCTGTCGCCGGATACCCCGCCGCATCACGCCAGAACGGACGGCTTCCCCGTCGACCGGCACCTTGCCGAACGGATCGCTGATGACGGCGCGCTCGATCTGCTACCCCGGATCGCTCTGGGCGAAGGGCAGGTCATGCCCGCCGACTGGATGAGTTCATGGCGCGATGAGGCCGTTTTGACATTGCACATCTGGACTGCTGGTCCCGGGTCTGTCGCGGCGCAACGGATCATGTCAGCGATCACACGCCTGACGCGGATCACGGTCCCCGTCAAAGCTGACGGCTACATGATCCATCGCCTTGTGACGGCGCACAGCCGGATCATCCGCGATCCGGGCGGGCAGATTCATGGCGTGCAGACGCTCCACGCGATTGCGAAGGAAATCTGACATGCGCGCCGGATCACTACGCCACACAGTTGAGCTTTCGCGTCTGCGCGAGTCATGCAGCCCGTACACTAATAATGTGTCGCCCGCCGGTGAGGTGTCCCGGTCATGGGGCTACTACGGCATGGTGCGCGCCGCGATCATCACCGGCACCGAAACCGCCGATGGTCCGACCCTGAAGCTGCGCATGCGCCACCATAGCGGCGTTGCGATAGGCGACCGCGTGAAGCTTGCCGGCGAAACCTATTCGATCACTGCGATTGAGCAAACGCGGCCCCTTCGCGAGCTTGAGATCACGCTGGGGGAGGTCACGCCATGAAGGGCCGCAAGCCTGACGCGCTGCCCGCCGCCGACGATGCGCTGGTCAAAATCCCGCCGCCGCCCGCATGGTTGTCTAAACACGCCAAGGCCGAATGGCGGCGCACCGCGCCGACACTCGCGGCCCGCCAGACGCTGACGGCAGGCGATTTGGCCCTGTTTGAGGCGTTCTGCGCCGCCGCCGGGGCGATCCGCGAGGCGCAGGCTGCGCTTGATCGTGACGGCATGTTCTACGCCGCCGAGAAGGGGCTTCTCAAACGCCATCCAGCCGCCACGGCGCAGATTCAGGCAACGGCGACCCTGCGCCAGTGCGCAGCGGAACTTGGTCTGACGCCCGTCGCCCGCTCCCGCGTGGCAGGCAAGGTTGCAGACGGCGACAACGATCCGTCGCCGCTGGACCTGTGACGCCATGTCTGCGCCCGCGCTCCCCGACACATATCCGCATTGGATTTATGACGGCTCAGAAATCCCGGACCCGCTGGGGCACGGCGAGCGCGCCGTTGAGTTCCTGTGCCGCCTCAAACATCCCAAAAGCGGGCTGAAGGACCGTCGTTTTCAGGTTGATCCATGGGTGGAGCGCATCGTCAGGCGCATTTATGGACCCCGCGACGATCAGGGCCGGCGCATTGTCCGGCGCGTTGTGCTGTTGGTCCCGCGTGGAAATCGCAAAACCAGCCTCGCGGCGGCGCTCGCTTTGCTCCACACAATCGGCCCCGAACGCGCGTCCGGCGGCGAGTGCATCTTTGCTGCCGCCGACCGCAATCAGGCCGGCATTGGCTTCCGCGAGGCCGTGGGAGTTATCCGCGAAGACAAGCGTGTAGCGAAGGCCGTCAAAGTCTATGACGCTCACAACGCGCCAAAACGCATAGCTTTCCCGCGCGACGGCGTCGTTCTGGAAACGATCAGTTCGGATGGCGCGGCGCAGCACGGGCGCACGCCATCATTCGTGCTCGCAGACGAAATCCATATCTGGAAAGGCCGCGAGCTTTGGGAGGCCCTGACGACCGGCCTTGATAAGACGGACGGCGGCTTGCTAGTGATTGCCACCACGGCGGGGCGCGGGCACGAAAACCTTGCATGGGAAGTCATCGAAGATGCCCGCAAGGTCGCGCGCGGAGAGGTCGATGACCCGACCATTTTACCAATTTTGTTTGAGGCCTCGCCTGAAGCGGACTGGCGCGACGAGGCGCTCTGGCATGCCGTGAATCCCGGCCTTGCCCATGGCTACCCCTCGCTTCAGGGCTTCAGGGATCACGCTAAACGCGCTGAGCGCAGCCCTGCCGAGTTGGAGAGCCTGAAACAGCTAAAGCTGAACGTCTGGGCCGACAACTCGCTGTCGCCCTTTATCACCATGGCTGACTATGACGCCGGGGCCGGGCCTATCGACATGGCGGCGCTGGAAGGCAAACCGTGCTGGATCGGCGTCGACATGAGCACGACAACCGATCTGACAGCCGTTGTATGCGCCTTCAGGGGCGATGACGGCGAGTTCATTGTGATCCCGCATTTCTTCTGCCCGGCTGACAATCTCAGGGCGCGGGCTGACAAGGATGGCGTGCCATTTCCGCAATGGGCCGCTGATGGTCATCTGACTGCAACGCCCGGCAACGTCGTGGATTATCAGGCCGTCGCGGATCACCTGATTGCGCTGGCGCAACGCTATGACGTGCGCGAGGTGGGCTTCGATCCCGCGTATGCAATGCCGGTGATGCGCCCCTGCGCTGACGCGGGCTTGCCGGTGGCGACAATCCGCCAGAGCTGGATCACACAATCACCGGCCCTCAACACCCTTGAGCGCGCCGTCATCTCCGGCAAGTTCCGCCACGGCGGCAATCCGATCCTGCGCTGGTGTTTTGACAACATCGCTATCCATACGGACAGCGCGGGCAATCGCACCATGCACAAAGGTAAATCAAAAGACAGAATCGACGGTGCTGTAGCAACGTGGATGGCGGTAAGCCGTGCCGATGCGGGCGCTGGCGTCGTTTCCGTTTACGCAAATGCCGATGGCAATGAAGATCTATTTGAGTGGTGACCTGATATGGCTGACGATGACGTTAAACTCGTAGTTTCGCTTGAGGCGCGTACCAATCAGCTTGAAAAAAGCATGGAGCGCGTCCAGAGGCGCGTCAATGACGCCATGGGCTCCATGGAGGGCCGGACGCGCAAAGCCTCCAAGCAGATGGAAGCCAACTTTGCTGGCGCGGGATCGGCGCTCGAAAAGAGCATCGCTGGACTCAGTAGGGGGATGGCGGCTTTTGGCGCGGGCATTGCCTCCGGCTTCATGGGTGCTCAGGGCGCGCAGGCCGTCGTTGCAGCGGCGAAAAACTTCACCGCCATGCAGAACGCCCTGAAGGCGACCGGTCTTGAGGGCAAGGCGCTCGAAAGCACATTTGGAGGGCTGTTCCAGATCGCGCAGCGCAACGGCACCGAAATGGCCCCGCTGGTCACGCTCTACAGCCGCATGTCATCCGCCCAAAAGGAGTTGAACGCCTCCAGTGCCGATATGATGCGCTTTACCGAGGGCGTCTCACTGGCTCTCAAGGTCGGGCAGACGGACGCACAAGCCGCTAGCGGTGCACTTCTCCAGCTTTCGCAGGCGATGGGTGGCGGCAAAATTCAGGCCGAGGAATACAACAGCCTGATCGACGGGGCGCGACCCCTGTTGCAGGCCGTTGCGGCTGGTATGCTCGAAGCCGGTGGGTCCGTTTCCAAGCTCACCGCTCTTGTGAAGGACGGCAAAGTCTCAAGCGAGGCGTTCTTCCGCGCCGCGCTTGCCGGCATGCCCGAGCTTGAGCGCCAAGCCAGTCAGATGGGATCAACCGTCGATCAGGCCATGGCGCGCGCCACGAATGCTTTCACGGTGCTGATTGGCGAGTTGGACAAATCCACCGGCGCGAGCCAGAACGCTGCGAGTAATCTGGATGGCGTCGCCGCCGCCATCGAACGCCTGCCGGCCTACATCGGGGCGGCGGTGGGCGGCTTGCAAAGCCTTCAGACGTGGCTGAATCAGGTCGGCAATAACCCGTTCTGGAAAAAGGTCGGAACGCTGGTCGGCGTCGATTTTAGCCCGGAAGGTATCCGCAAAAACGGCATGACACCCATGCCGGGGTCGAACCTGTCGGAAGCCGAGAAAGACGAACAGCGGCGGTTGCTCACAGCGGCGGAGGCCAAGCTTGCTGACGCCAAGCGGGACGACACGAAAAACGCGCTGGACGTCTACAACGCCCAAAAGCAGGTCGACTATCACCGGGGCAACCTTGCCAGCGGCTCCCGCATCATCGCGGACAAGCCCTTTGGTCCCGAGCAGCCGGCTGCTGCCAAGCCCATCAGCCTCGCCAACTATGCCGTGAAAGACGGAAAGGGCGGCGGTTCTGGTGGCGGCGGTGGTATGTCCGACGCTGAGCGCCGCACGGATCAAGTCGAACGCTACATCGAGCAGATGGAGCGCAGCCAGCGCGTCCTTCAGGCTGAGTTCGATACGCTGGGCAAGTCCAATGCCGAACGCGCCAAGGCCATCGAACTGGCGCGCATCGGCACGGTGACGGACCAAGGCCAGCTTGCCCGTCTAACCGCCGTTGTCGACAAGAATGAGCAGATTCGTGCGTCGATCGACAAAGTCCGCACGGCACAGCAGGCCGCCAACGAAGCCGCGCGGCAATTCTCAGACACGTTGGCGGATGGACTGGCTGACGCTGTGCTTGAGGCAAGAGCCTGCAAAATGTCCTTAAGGGTTTGGTCAATGAGCTTGCTCGCGCTGCGATCAAGGGCCTGCTGACAGGCGAGGGCGCGCTGGGCAAGCTGTTCGGCCTAGGTGGCAAGGACGGCGGCGTAGGTGGGCTGCTGGGGACGTTGTTTGGCGGGCTGAAGTTCGCTGATGGCGGTCATGTCACCGGCCCCGGCACCGGGCGCAGTGACAGCATCCCCGCCATGCTTTCCAACGGCGAGTACGTCATTAATGCCAGGGCTACGGCGCAGCACCGCCAGCTTCTGGATGCGATCAACACCGGCAGGCTTCCGGGTTTCGCCGCCGGCGGGCTGGTGCGCCCCGTCCCGGTTCCAAGCTTCGCCGCCGCCCCTGTCATGGCCGGCGGCGAAGGCGGGGGATCGCAAGTCATTACCATCTCCCCGACGATCAACGTCAATGCGCAGGGCGGCAACCCGAGCCAGAACCGCGACCTTGCCGACCAGATTGGCAAGCAGGTGCAGGGTTCAATCCGAACGCTGGTGACGGAAGAACTGCGCACGCAGCTACGTCCCGGCGGAATGCTGCGATCATAGCGAGGAAACCCCTTGCGCTGCGGTAAAGCGATACTCATATACTATGTAACATAGTTAGGAGAGCATACCGTGATCGCTACCCCATCGAAACAGCCCGCCGCCATCCGCATTCCCCACGCCCGCCATGAGCAGCTTCTCTCGCTGGCGCAGTTCCACGGGCTGACGATTGTCGGCCTCATTGAACGCTTCATCGAGACTGAAATCGCAGCCGGGAACCTACCGCCAGAGTTGCCCGGCGTGTCCATCCAGATGAACAGCTTCAACGGGAAGCCGATGACTTCGCTTGTTATCGGCGCGCATGACCCCATCGTCATGACCCCGGCGAGCATGCTGGCGCTTGCTGAGCAGATTGAGCGTATTGCGACTGACAGCGGCGCACACTTGGATATGGACACACCTGCGACAGTGAAGGTGCATCGCGTGGGTTCTGCCGTCGCAATCGACCACGGCAGCCAGCGCGTTTTTACGGACGCCCCCGGCGTCGCTCGCTCGCTGGCGGTGCAGATCAAGACGGTGACGAAGGGGGCAAAAGCGGCGACCCGCCCCAAGGTGAGCAAGCCAAAGCGAACAGCATCCAAGTAAGAAATAAAAAAGGCGCTCTAGTGGAGCGCCTTTTTAGTCATGCTTCTGTTGGTGAGTTCAATATATGTCGTCGCCGTCTGCTTTGCAAGCAAAGCTGAATCGGAAAAATGGACTAGATCGGCCTGCCGATGAGGCACCCGTGCGTCGCGAAATCACGCGCGCCAAGGGGCCTGCGAGCCTGAAAACGCCATGCCATCTCGTAAAACCAGCACGCCTCAAAACACGCCGCCGGGACCAGCAAGCGGTGCTGGCGTTGCGTCAGAAAAGTGATTCGGGGCAGGGGGTTAGTTCAGGGGGAAGCCGCGATCTATCGGCGGTCTGCAAGACCGCTCCAATAGACGACTCTAGTAAAGAATCTCACACACTCAACACCGTCCCGATCTCTGCCCCCTACGTCCCTTCCCCTACACCTGTCATCACCCCTTCAGAGCCTCGTATCAGTCTATCAACAGAAACCCAAAAAATCGGGGCGCGCGAAAAATCCGCCGTCGCTCCGTGTTGGAGAAATACAACCGAATACGCGCGTCTGTACGCATACGCCCTCTCATCCCAAGGCCCGGAACAAACCCCTGCCGGTGAAGCCCTTCCCATGGCTGTCACGGTGAACCTTGGCGACGACGTGATTGCAGACGCCCATGCTTCCGGGGCCTTCGCATCGCACCTGCAACGCCGCCTCGCTCGCTTCCTGAAACAGAAGCTGGGCCGTGCTCCCAACTTCTGGGCAGCGCTGGAAATCAGCCCTGAGTGCCAGCTTCATATCCACGGCGTCGTCATTGCAGCCGAGCAGGAACTTCAGCCCCTACGTGAGGCTCTGAAGGCGTTCGGCGGCGTCTGGCGCGAGGGAAGGACGCGGGGCCGTCAGGTGGATATACGCCCGGCCCATGACCTTCCCGGTTGGGCGAAATACGTCTCAAAGATGAGCGCGCGTAAGGTCCGAGCCTGTCTGGATGCAAATTCACCGGCAGGGACGCGCACGCGGAAGCAAGAGATCATCTTTGCGAATAGTGCCGTCAAAGCCGCTGCTAAAGAGGCGTGGGAGGCCG